ACTATCTACGCTCTTGCCCGCTTCTGAGAACGAAGCGGAAGCGATCAACCGGATAAAGACATCTGCCCTGGGCGAGATCGCCATGACGCGCACTACTGCGCCCGCAATGGAATTGTTGTTTGCGATGAGCAAGTCGGCTGATGTCTATGTTGCGCACAACGCTGACTTTGATAGCAAACGCATCTTTGGAAACACAGACTTTCTACCGCTCGCCTCGCTGCGTTGGGTTTGCACGATGTCAGATTTCAAATGGCCCCTTGCTACTCGTGAACAGGGATCTTTAATCAATATCGCTTTGGATCACGGAATTGGAGTCGCCAGCGCGCATCGTGCATTAACTGATTGCCGACTTATCGCGGCGCTCTTTGATCGCATGGTTGACCTTCCATCTATGTTTCAGGTTGCCATGCGGCCGAAGGGTTTGTTTCAAGCTCTGGTGCCATTTGAGCGCAAGGACGAAGCAAAGGCAGCGGGTTTTAAGTGGAACGGCTCAGACAAAACGTGGACGCGACAGATGGCGATTGAGGACGCGTCCGCGCTCGGATTTCCAGTCAAGCTGATTGAGGCTGCGTAGCGAGCGATGTCACGCAAAGAGCCCGCACAGGTTCTGAACTTAGATGACATCGAGGTCAAGCGTCGCTTGATGTCAAAGATCGGCAGGATGACGGGCTTATGGGATGTCTCTCTCACGCCGCGCAAGCTGACGCGATCATTGAATGCTAATGCTTACTACTGGGCCGCTGTTGTTGGGCCTTGGACCGAATGGCTCCGCGAACAGTGGGGCGATCCAACGATCAGCACCGAGCAGGCGCACATTGAATTGAAAAGAGCGGTCTTAGGAGTCCGCGAAAAGGTAAACGAAAACACGGGCGAAGTTATGGAACTAACGCCGACAACTCACGATATGGACCAAGAGCAATTTGGATTATACATCGAGAATGCAACGGTCTTCTTAGCTGATTTTGCGAGCATTGTAGTCCTACCAAGTGAGTTGTTTCACGAAAGGAAGTCCGCATGAGCGCCACGGCACTACAAAAAAACGGCAACAGATTCTTAGATCTAATCGAGAAGGTTGTCACCAATCCCGAGGTTCCCGTCGAAAAGATCAAAGCCTTAATGGACATGCAGATCCTGCTCGAAGATCGAGAAGCTGAGAAGGCTTTTGACGCCGCCATGATTGATGCGCAAGACGATGTGCAAGCGTTGGCGTGGGACAAAGTTAACCGCGAAAAGGATAGCCGCAACGTTAGTTATCCGAAGATTGACAAGATGCTGCGCCCCGTTCGCAAGAAGCATGGTTTTACGATGAGCTGGGACACCGAGGCGGGGCCGACGGCCGACCTGGCGGTCCTCTGCTGCGATGTATCTCACGTAGGAGGGCATCGACGCCGATATCGCACTCCAATGCCAATTGACGGTCAGGGACCAAAAGGCGGCGGCGTGATGACCAAACCGCAAGCGGTTAACTCGGGCACATCCTACGGAATGCGGAATCTGGCGAAGATGATCTGGAATATCCCCATGCTGGTCGATAAGGAAGACACAGACGGCAACGCTCCCTACGAGACGATCAGCGAAAAGCAAGCGGCGGATCTGAGGGCGCTAGCCGAAGAAACCAAGTCCGATCTTAAGAAGTTCTGCGAGTACTACAAGATTGATTCGCTTGAGGCATTGCCCGCGTCTGCTTACAAGTCTGCGGTCGCTGCATTCGAGAAGAAACGGAGCAAGTGATGGAGCAGCACACAGAAGAATGGTGGGCGGCCAGACTCGGCAAGGTAACGGCTTCGCGAATCGGTGACTTGATGGCCCGAACGCAAAAGGGATGGGGGGCACCCCGGAAGCATTACCTTGCTGAGAAGGTAGCGGAGCGTGTTACAGCGAAGGCGCGAGATCGAAGAAAAGTGGCGAGTCTTGATCATCGTCTTGAGTTGGAGCCCGACGCTAGAGTTGCTTACGAGTTCTATCGGGACGCGGAGGTTATACAGGTCGGCTTTATTGAACACCCTCGTATACCTAACGCTGGATGCTCGCCGGACGGAATTGTCGGCTCTGATGGTGGCATGGAAATCAAGTGCTGTAACACGGAGACGCATATCGAGATCATCACCGCCGGAACGATTGACACTGGCTATTTGTATCAATGCCAATTCGGCATGGCTTGCACAGATCGGGCGTGGTGGGACTTTGTTAGCTTCGATCCGAACATGCCGGAAGAATTAAAGGTCTACGTGCAGAGGGTTAAGCGCGATGACGCGATGATCTCCGACATCGAATCCAACGTCATCCAATTCCTTGCCGAGGTAGATCAGAAAGTCGCAGAGGTTCAGGCTCTCATGCGTGGCTCAACCCCACTAGAAACTGCGCTTGAGGGCTCACTGGCAAGTTTGCATTTAGTTCATTGAGTTCTGAGAGGCGTTTCGCTTCTTTACGAGGCTAGGGCGCTTAGGTGTTCCGAACTGACTAACGCCTCTCAGTCAGATATTGATATTAGCAATGGACCACAGTAGCGCCGAGTTTTTCGCACGATGTGTCGGCGTTAGTCGGACTTGCGGTCAGGGACTTGTCTGGCGACACCTCCCCTGATCGTAACGGCTAACACGCGGGGAGTTCTCTCGAAGCGAAAGGCGTGAAGCTAATTGAAGTGATGGTCCACCGGAAAGCCACGGCAGCTACATATGGCATCAGGCTTGGCACGCTGGAGAGACAGCGACTCTTTGAAAAAGATTTACGGGCGGCTTACAGGCCAACGATGCAAATCAAACGATGTCGGAGGTAGCTGTACGTCTTTGGTGACAGGCCGCCCCTCAAAATCATTTAGTTGAAAATGAAGGTCAGGAGTCTTTGAAAAGTTATGCGGGGATGTTTGCGAGTGCGGATTTCTTGATCTTCTGGGATTCGTGCTCCTGTGAGGGGACATTCCCGCTCCAGATAGTTCGCTTGACACGCCCGGAAAATAGTCACGCGAACGAGGGGCTGGCGATCTCTCTCGCTAGGGGCAGGGGTCGCTGGTCCTAAAACTTCCAGATCGGGGATTGATGCGAAAGGAAATCGAGATGGCGAAGCCGATTACTAAATATGAACAGGTGCTGAGTGACGCACGACAACAATTAACACTTGCGGAAGACTTGCTGGCAAAGAGGCGTTCGGAGGCGGTTGCGGCGATAGGCGCAGTGGCGAAGGAAGAAGCCGTGGTTAACGCCTTACGAGCGGCGTATGGTGCGCTGGAGAAGTCTCTGGCGCCACAGCCACGTCAGCGGTCCACAAAGAAGCCATCCGCAAGCCCGCAAGCACAGAAAGAACCCACAGCAGACAAAGAGGCGAAGTGTTCCACTTGCGGGAACGTCAAAGATCATCCAGATCATGATCGCTCTTACATCAAGTCTCACGATTTTGAGCCCCCAAAGTCTGTAGCGCGTGCGCCGCGCAGATCAAGACAGAAATCAGAGGCGGCAGCATCTACTCCGAGTTCAGAGACGGGCTCGGAAGATGTTGGGAATGTAGCCCTCGCAGCAAGCGGAGGATCGAGCGGTGACTAAATCAATCAGCGAGTTCAAGGGCGAGGCCGGTTGTATCTACATTGAGGTAGCTCAACCAGGTGACAATCATCGCTATGAAGTGTGGTTTGAAACCTTCTGCGTCCTGGGTGAAGGCGACTCCGAAATCGAAGCGTTACGGGACGCATGGCGGCACACAGGAAACATTATGGCGCTTATCAGCGAGGCGATGTTAAGTGTCGGCGCAAGCGTGGGAGAGTGAACAATGAAAACACCGACAGAATTAAAGCAGATCGTTATGGATTACTGCGCATCACGGGGATGGCCTGCGGACGATAGGAATGCTGAGGAAGTGTTGCTCTATAGCGACACTGTTTATGAACGGCGGGAGGGCTCACATCGCTGGTGGAACGATGTCTTTAGGGTCGTGGACGTGGGTGGCACGTTGATCGGCTGTATTGGCGCAGAGACAACCGGCGACAGCGGTGCGCGTGAAACCGGATGGATATTCGACTGGAATTCACTATGCGAAGTCGAGCGCAAAGAAGTCGTGACCGTCGTTTACGAAAGAGTTAGCGCGGGAGAATGAGATCGAAAACTTAATTCTTTGATTCGTGAATAATGAGAAGTGCTTTGACAACTCAGCCCGTTGGCAGCGGGTAGCACGGAGACGCCCTTATCCGGGCGCTGGCCGCCTCTTATCCGTGAGAGGTTACTGCCAATAGCGCCAGTGTCCCGATAAGGGCTTTTTGATTTTTATGAGCGGAAAACGAACCCCACTAAGCGTCCGATTTTGGACAAAGGTATTAAAGGCAGGGCCAGACGATTGCTGGATTTGGATTGGTTGCGGGAAGAACTCTAAAGGTTACGGTAAGGTTTGGGGAGATGGTTGGCGGCATGGACGTCTCCTCAGTGCCCATATAGCCAGCTATGAAATGTGCTACGGGCCAGTTCCGGTCGGACTGGAGATTTGCCATAAGTGCGACGTGAAACTTTGCGTCAACCCCCGTCATTTATGGGCGGGAACGCACTTGCAAAACATGCAGGACGCCAAACGGAAGGGCCGAATGCTCAAACCGTGGCTTCGGGTTCCGCCTGAAGTCCAAGGGGCCATCAAGATTGCTGTCGGTAAATACCAAACAGTTGCGGAACAGTTCAATGTTTCGGCGAGCCTTGTATCTTTAATCAAGAATGGCAATTACCCATACAACAAAGAACGTCAAACCCATCAGCAGGCGGGTCGCCCTCCTAAGTTTACATTCTCAGAAGTTCAGCAAATAAAGAGAGCCAGCGGCAAACAGAAAGAAATAGCCGCGCTATTCAATACAAGTCAAATGCAGGTCTCTCGGATTCAAAGAGGGCTCGTGACGCTCTTTAAGCAGGAGGCTGCATGACCGAAGACGCCGTAACCGATCTAACTCGCGGCGTCTATCGGCGGATCTATTCGGGATACATAACTGGACAGCGAATAAACAAGCTGTCTCTTCCCGCGGAGGCGTGGTTTTGGCGTGTACAAGCAAAGGCCGACGACTTCGGCAACGCTCGGGCAGATCCGCACCTCTGCAAAGACGAAACGGCCGGGCTAAGACGCAGCGTTACAGCGAAGCAGATTTCAGGATGGCTCAGAGAGATGGCAAACGCGGATCTCATTCAGTTTTACGCGGTCAAAGGCGAGCCTTATCTACACATAATCAACTTTGAAGCGACGCAACCGGCAGGCAAAAACGGCAAGCGAATGAAGCGCTATCCAGGTCCAGATGAATCCGAGGGAATCCAGGTGAATCCAGATTCATCCAGTGCCTCCGATAACAATAACAATAACAATAACAATACCGAACAAGATAACCATAACCAGGCGCAAGCGCCGGATTCGCCTCCCTTTGCCGGGGATGAATTTCTTACAACGCTGGCCGCGTTTGAGGATCACAGAAAAGAGATCCGCAAACCTCTCAAGACAACTGGTCGCCGTGCGCTGTACCGAAATCTAGCCGACATGGGTGAGCACTGCGCGGTAGTCGCCATGCGAGCGTCAATCGCAAACGGATGGCAGGGGGTTTTTAAACCAAAGAACGGAAACGGCAATGGAACCTATACGCAAAATAACGGATTACGACGGAGTGACGCAGCAGAGCGTAACGCAGACAGGCTCCGCGGAAATATCGAACTTATCCAAGAGTTACGCCGCGGTGCTAGGT